TTCTGAACCTCCTGCTGTTCCAACTACTGCTGCTGCACCTGAAGCGGCTGACTGAACAGGAACTGCTTCAATCATTGCAGTTTCAAGATAGTCTTCAAAACGTAAACGAGTTTCATGCTCTGATTTTAAATACCAAAGGTATCCTGAAGCACCATTTTCAGTAGTTACTTCAACCCAACCAATTTGAGCCATGTCTGAACCATTTACTGCATACTTGTCTTTGATGATAATAGGCTTGTTAGTAAAGATTTCATCTTCAGCTTCCAAAGAACCTTGCATTCCGGGTGTTCCTTTTTTAAATTCAGAACCGTAAACAAATACAGTACAAGTCATTGCGTTAACAATAGAAGGAGTAGTCTCATAGAAAGCTATTGTAACAACTAAACCTGAAACAACTGTAACAATTGCTTTGTTACTTAATCCTGTTGCATTGTCTTGAATCAATAAAGTTTGTCCAACTCGAATAGCTGCCGTAGTAGCTCCCGGGTCTGAAATAGTAAAAATTATTGTTGTTGTTCCTACAGCTCCTGATGTAAGACAGCTCGTGTACTTAGTATGTAGACGACCTTGTTCAGCCCAAATTATTTTGTCTGAATTTGATGGCATCTCAGCTCCTACTAAACGTAAGAATGAAGATACTGTACGATTGCCATAACGCTCAAATTCTTTCTCATAAGTATCAGGAAGATACTGATTTAAAAAGTTAAAGTTTGTTATGTAATTTGTTGATAAGGGAACTTGCTCTGCACTTGGCTGCAAGTTAAACCCGGGGGTAGATAAAACTGCCATTTTTTTTTGTTTTAGTTTTTATATTCTTTTTATACTTCTAATTTTTAGTCCGTTTCCGGAGTCAGGGCTTAGAGACTTGACCTGTACGCCTTCGGCTCTTGAACCTGCTTCAGATACTTTACGCTCAGACATGTTTATGTTTTTTATCTTACGCGTAACATCATCCGTTGCATCAGCTTGTCCTTGTTCATAAAAGAACTTAGCAAACTTTTCAGGGTTCATTGCCATAGCTAACGATTTGTGATATCCTTCTGCGTCTTTCATTAAACCATTCTCATCTAAAAACTTATTAATAAAGTTTTGTGGTGATGAATGATTTTTTTTAATCTCGCTTAGATTACCGGGAGAAAATGAAAATTTCTTGTCGTTTATGTTGAAATCAAAACCTTTGAAATCATCGTTCAAAACTTCATTTGTCTTTTGGTCGAACCATTCTCGCTTACGCTTGTTTGATTCCTCAATAGTCGCTGCTTCTTTTGTGTATTGTTTGTATGCCTCGAATACTTCCTTTTCTTCATTGGGAACATCTAAACCCCTTGACTCAAGAGGTGCAGAGTATTGTTCTTTCTGTTGATTGAAGTATTTCTTAGCTTCTCCAATAGCCTTTTTCTTTGCAATCTTTGTTTTCTTAATAAAAGAATCATCATCCAAATCTTCATCGAAATAATAATCTTCCATTAATGCATCTATATCATCTGAATCCAAATCTGAATTTGTAGAATGTAGATATTCTTTTAATAGGTCATCAGAATCCATATTGTCAAAATCCTTATTTAACTTTATGTAATCTTCAAACCCTCTTCCTGTGTCCTTCTTATATTTCATATAAGCAGCAACATCGGAAGGAATTTCTTCTGTGATATTTCTTTCAGCCATTAATTCATCAAATGAACTAATTTCTTTATTATATCTTTTACCAATATATGAAAGAACTCTTTCTTCGCTTAATTCTTCTTCAGGTTCAAATTCTTGTTCCTGTTCTTGTTCTTGCGGTTCAAAATTATTATCTGTCGATAATGACTCTTCGTGCTTTGCAAGTAATTCTTCTTCTATTTGAGCAACTCCTTTTTCTTCTGCTCCGTCTAGCAATCTAACTTTCATTTCCATTTTATTTGATTTTATTTTTTACAAAGTTATATAAAAAAATTTAATATTTTAACGAGGTGAAAATTCCCCCATATCAAATCCATCTAAACTATCTTCATTTGACTCAAAAGTCATAGGTCTACCTTGAGGAACATTGAATCCATCTAAATCATCTTCACTGTTTTGGAAGTCTATAGGAGATAGATTATTCTTTCTTTGATTTATTAATTTTGATTGTTCAGTATTTTGTTGGCTTATTCTTTTTGCTTTAGCATCTTCTCTCTCATTCTCTCTAGTCTTCAAGTTGTTTTGCTGTAAGCCACCTAATTGCATATTGTAATCAAACTCTACTGCCATCAATTCTTTTTTGAGTTGAGCTTCTGCTGTTAATTGCTGAATACTAAACTGAACCTCTGCTTGCTTTAATTTTAACTTAGCATCAGATTCCATTTGTATTTTTTGAATAGCAGTTTGCATTGCCATTTCTTGAGACTTCAATTGCTGCTGCGCTTGCATTGCTTGCATCTGCATTTTATTTTGGTCTTCCCTATCTTGCTTCTGACTTCTCTTCATCTTCAACAATTGATTTGCAAGTTTAAGATTTCTCAACTCTCGAATATCAATAGCATCTTCAAGATTTATATCACCTTTAGACAAAGCCATTTGTATGTTTGCTTCAAGCTGTGCTTTTTGTTCTTCATCAGGAGATACTTCAATAAAAATTCCAAAGTCATAAATATACAAATCGGAAATATCATTTAATATTGATACATTATATTTTCCAATTTTATTTGCAAAATCATCTTTAAAATCAGCATACTCTAATATATCTCCTACTCTATAAGTTAATGCTTCTGCTAAACTTCTATAGATATATAAACCACCTTCAAGGATATGTCTTGTAGCAGTATTAGAATTTAATGCCGCTAATTTTTGAACTCCTACTAATGAATTAGGGTCAGGCGTACTTCCATCTCTTGCCTCATTCAATCCCGTCACAGACCTAATCATATCCATATAATGGTTGTAATTAGATATTAACATTTGGGTTTTACTTAACCCTGAATTTGAAGTTAATTGAGTAATAGGAACTTTTGCATTGTTAAAGTCACCCTCTTGAGTATAACTTCTTCCAATAACACTACCTGTTTGAAAATACAATCTTAATGCATCTTCAGGGTTGTATGCAGCACCTGTACCCAAGTCTACTTCATTTAATCCGTCAGCGTCAATAAAAACACCATCAGGAACAACTCTTGCAATTACTTGCTGTAGTTTTAAATGCGTTATTTGTATTAAGTCAGTAAATGGTATCATTCGTCTAACTAAAGACTCTATGTTACCCTTATACATTCTTGGAGCATTAGCAACGTAATTTGGTAGTGCATGTTGAGATGATGATTTAGGGCGAACCATATTTTGAGCCATTTCCCATTTAATGAGAATATTTGTTCCCATTACCATTACACCATCATACCAAACATCAATGGTCTTTTCAATTTTAACAAAATTGTTTTCCTCCATCATTTCAGCAGGAGGATTAAAGGTGTCATCTTTTTCAATAACCCTTGAACCACCACCTTCAAGTAATTTCTTTTTATATACTACTTTCTTTGTTGTTTTATAATTAAAATAAAGTAGCGTACAAGTATCTTGAGAAAATAAACTATTCTCGTAAAATTGAGATACATTATAATAGTCATACCAACCTTGACTGCTTTTAGATATTCTTTCTAACTCTTCTTTTTTTAATGTAGGTTTAATCTTTAATAATTCTGTAATTGGAAGCGTTTTAATTTCACCCCAATAAAAACAATCATCAAAAGTTGGTGACTCAGTATAACTATAAACAACATTAGCAGGGTCTACATATGAAACGTTTACACCCGAACCTAAAAGAAATTCGTGTTTTGCTATACCAATACCTATTACCGTTAAGTCATAGTCTATTCTTTTTCTAGTATCTTGATAATGGTTTTCATCAAAGATTGTATTAATAGCTTCTTCTTCAGCAATCTCAATAGCAGGTTTGTAATTTAACTGCATATAAAGCATTAACTCCTCATCTGATTTAGGTAAATCTTCAGGGGGCATAATGAATGGATTGACTCCTGTTTTTTGTTGAATAACTTCAAGTGGAGCTTTTGCTACCATTTGTCCTTCAACCATATCTTGGAATCTGCTTCTTTTTTGTTGCGACATTGCGTCTTGAGAATATGCCTTAACTTTAAATAGTCTATCTGACATACCATTAACTACAATATCTACAAACTTTGGAAGAATAGGAACAGGTGTCCAATCTAAATTTAAGTAAGATAAGTCACCATCAATCGCTAATTCATTTTTGTATTTTACAATAGACTGTTCTCCACGAGCATACAGTCTGAGTCTATGGAAATCTCTCCATTGATTATAAAATCTACAAGACCCGCCATCCTTTCTAAACCATTCATATTGAATAGCTTGTCCAACTTGAAGGCCAAATTTTTCTGTTGCTTTTTCGCTGTCTGTTGCTAACTGACTTGGGAATGAAGCAGATGTTATGTCTATTATCGTATCTTTCATTCAATTAATTGACTTGTATTTCCATCATTACTATATCTTGCAAAGTTAATGCTAATTTTTGATTCTTTTTTCTCCGGTATATATATATGTTTTTGATTAGCCATTATAGCTAATCCCGAGCTAATTGAAGCGTCAAACTTAGTTCTATCGTTTATATCAAATTTAGCCCAATCCTCTAATGTTCTTGTAAAAGGCATTGTACCTATTTCATCTGAATCCCTGTAGTTTCCTGCTAAGTCCATTCCTATAAACTTCTCTATATATGATTCAATAGCAGACGCGTGTGATTGCTTTACATCTTCAGATGAGTTTGGTATACCACCAAGTTCACGTTCTGTCTTAGACAGCTTATTGTATAGCTTATCAGGTCTATTCAAACAAAACCCCCTATATCCTCTATTTTTAAAATGATATAGTAGCCTTGGCTTATTGTTTTCTATTAATATAGGCATACCATAAAAAATACAAGCCATTAATACTTCCTCAAAAAATATCTCAGCAGTTTGCGGTCTTGCAATATACTCTAAAAAAAATTCATTTACAGGAGCTTCATCCATATGGAATTTTGTCATGCCATGTAACGATCCGTTTGAACCTCTACCACCTACTACAGCAGATATATCATATGAGTCACATCCAAATGACCCAATATGCTCATTGCCGGGATGAGCAGTACCATTTCTATTGTATACATTGTTCTGTATTGATTTACTTGGAATCCAACTCACGGAAAATCTTCCCCTTGAATCAGGTGTCCATACAACCTTTGAGTCTTGTATACCATCTCTCCAATGAAAGCTGCCACGAGTGGTATGGTGTTCTCTTATTGTTGAATCATTGTAATCAATTTGCTGATATATCTTTGTTAGATTAAATATAGATTGCTTACTTTCATCTCTAAAAGCGTGTGATTCTGTTCTTGGAAACTGACGATAAAATTCATTTAATGCGTCAGCATCACTCTTTAACGAATCAACTTCCGCCTCCCAATAATCAATAGCACCATTCTTTATTAATACCTTATCTACTCCTATTATTGGTTCTTCAGGAGCATTAAATACAGGCATACCATATAAGTCAATGAACCCTTCCATATTCCATTCCATAGGAATAAACAATGAGTATAGTCCACTTTTAGTTTGCCCATTTGCATTTCTATGTAGTACCGAAGAATCTTCATAGATATCTTTAAAGTTACTACCACCTTTTGATAAAGCATTTGAGGTTGAACCCATCATACACTTACCAATAATCTTAGAACCCAATCTAAGACAAGTTTTAGTTACTCGCCAATTTTCTTTAATGTTGTTTGGTCGTAGCCATTTTCCACTCTCGTCATGAGCTAAGAACAATAGCTTTTCTCCGTCATAAGAGTTGTCTTCTGTATTCTTCCAATCTATTGATGTATCTAACCCCTCAATTGTATCTTCCTCAGAATTATACATGTTCTTTTTTGTAATCTTTGATGCAGGTATACGGAAAGACAACTCAGTTTTTGGTTTGTCCATACCATCCATAATAGGCTTAAAGAAAAATGGAAGTCTACTATTAATTGGAACAACTTTGTCTGTAAACATTTTTTTAGCATCCGCTCCTGTTTTAGATAGTATTCCAACTCTTGAATCTCTTGCAAGAGTTCCAACATTAATACATTCAGAAGATGCCATAAAAGAAAATCCTGAACGTCTTATCTTTAGGTATATCATTCCAAACGACCTATTGTCAGCACGACACGCTTCCCAATAAATCCAATATATTCTATTAGCTTCTCGAAAGTCAGGATATCCAACATCAATACTTGCCCATTGTAAGTACATATAATGAGAACCTGTAATATACGTTGGCTCTCCATTATTCATAAACCAAAAGCCACGCTCTCTATAGTCAAATTCATTCTCAATGTAGTCTACCAATCTATCTTTAAATTGTGACGGCATTTCATTCCAATGGAAAATTGATTGTATCTTTGACAGCTCTCTTGGTAAGTCTTCTCTCTGCCAATACTGTTCAGATTTTTTATCGCTTCTTTTATATACCTTCTCGGGAACAGGAGGGAGTCCTATATTTAACCCTGATATATTTACTATTTGACCTACCTGTCCATTTTTAGATATAACAACTATGTCGTACTTGTCATCATAGCCATATATCCAAGACCTTGCCCTATTTTTATTGGACAGTATAGATGGTGATACAAAATCTTTTTGTATACTATATAAGTTATTTTGAACGTCTTTCCGCAAACCCTTGTTTAGTATCTGTTTTACTTATTCCTTTTTCTAAATGCTCAAGACCTTCTCTTTCTAGTTCTATTCTATTTAGTATCTCAAAGGCATCAAATATTGCTAACTTTTTTGTCATAGCAGCATTCTTTAATCTATCTGCAGCCAACTCGTCATCAGAATCTTTTTTAATAATATTTTCTTCTGCGACTTTTATTAACTGCTCAACCGCCTTATGACCTGCCGCAATAATTTTTAGTTTTATTTCTTTTGTGTCCATTAATTTAATTTCATTGTTATTTGATTGTCTATTATTCTGTACATTTTTACATCGTCAATAGTAAATTCATATTCGCTGTCGGGTGAAAAGCATACTGTATCTCCCTTGTTTATTCCTTTACTAATTAAATAATCATTTGGATATAACATCTCACCCATTAAAGGTTCATCACTAAATG